TTGAAGAACTCAAAAACGATACCTTCTCCGATTTCACCTGCTGATCGCTTTACATCTTTCATTACGAAGTCCTGTTATTAAATTCCGTTATAATGCTTCTTCCAAGAAGAGTTAAGTGTGCCAAAGCCAGTCCCAGACATATAAGTCTGCCACATGATGCGAGAAACTTCCTTAGCAGTAGGAGCTGCGGTAAGATCTCGAATCAACCTATTCATGACTACTAACTTTGTCTTACTGGTTTTGATGATATCGAGTGAAATTGTTTTAGCCTCATTAAGCGAAAGCTTTTCGAGGTTACGAAGGATATCGAGGTCAAACGTAGACATAGTGTTCTCTTTCTGTTGGTTACCAGATAGGTATAAACAAAGAGGGGAAGAATGTCAACCCCTCTTTTCACAAATTAAGCTGCGAAGCGCATTTTTGCCACACGCTCGTCGCACTTGTAACGCTTACCGTCAGCAGCATTGATATACACGAAGGGCATCTTATGGGCACGAGTGTTGTAGTCTACAAGCTCATCACCAAATTTGTTTTTGATCTTCAACCCGAGAGCAGCAGCACGAGACTCAAGGATCACATTCGTGAGAGTCTTTGCACCGACAACTTTTGCTTTGACTTTGATCTCAACTTCGTTTTCGCTGAACTTCATATTGCCGACTTCAAAATCGATATTCGAATCAACACCGTACTTGCTCAAGAGGGCGCTCATTTCAGCGCGGAGGGCAGTGAGGTTCTTACGATCGAATTTTGCAAACTTGGTCATTTTCTCTACCTTGCTTTGTTTTGCCTTACTAGTTAGATATAATAAAACACTCAGCCAATGTCAACTGGCTGAGTGCACTTTTTTCACTTTTTCTACACTTTTTTAGAGCGTGCCGAGAATAGAATGGTTACCTTCATGAGAAGGTGCAGTCCATCCTTCTGGTTTGATCAAGTCTGGAAGACCAAGAGGGTTCGGGCGAGAGGGCTTCACGCCAGGTTCTTTCGACATGTTCGCAGCATGAACAGCATCCCAAGCTTTATGGGCATCGATACCAAACGCATCGAGTGTACCAATGGCAACCACACATAGGTCGATCAAACCATCGACGATCTCTTCTGCGTCATTCGTCTCGAATGCTTTCTCGGTCTCAGTGAGTTCTTCTTTCAAAAAGTCGATACGAAACTTAAGGAATGTGCGAAGAGACTCGACGTCACCTGCAGCAACCTTTTGACCAACCCACTTATGCACACCAAACTTAGCATGCATATCATTAATGTCCTGTACCCAGTTAGTCGACATTCTTTAGTTTCTCCATATCATAAATTCGTTTACGTAGACCAGAGCTACTGAAGCGATGGTCCCGTTTGTTGAAATATAGCTCGATTCCACGAGCTTGGCACACGTCTTTACCGGTGAAGTCTTTGTCTTTGTACTCATCACCGAGTATCCTTACATTTATATCATACATTTGAAGAATGTCAACTAAATCTTGCTCTGTCACGTAACAAACGATCTCATCGACATACTTCACTGCAGACAACTGAACATATCTCTCAACCAAAGTTTGAACAGGTTTGTTCTTTTCTATACGATCGATAGATGGATCTACCTGTAGAGCTGCAATTAGGTATGTACAATGTTCCTTTGCTTCTCGGAGCATAGAGATATGCCCTGCGTGAAGGAGGTCAAAGGTCGATGCAGTAAATCCTACGATCTTTTCAGATGATGCCATGTCTCTCTCCAATCTCTCACACTATAAACACTTCCACTTCTTTTGATCACTTCAGCAGCAAGAGTGTAATCATTACCGCTAGGCATAATCTTATCGCCAAAGAAGTGTAGTCTATCACCTGAAGTGAAGTCACGAATGATCTGAGACTTATCTTCCCCAGCTCTCATGATATCGATACCAGTCTCACCTGCCACTTGAGCAACATAACCAGGTTTAAAGTAGTTATTGAATGCTTCAGCGATAGTACGGCGATCACCATTCTCTTCATCGTATTTTACATAATCAGCCCGTTCACCTTTCGTAGCTCCGCGTCCTACGATACTAAAGTTGATCAAACCTGGGCGTACGTCGACATGTTGGCCAGTTCTTATTTTGTAGTTACTTAGGTTAAGCCAAATTGAGAAGAACTTGTTCATATCGTCAGTGGGTTCAAACACGTTAACCCGAATGTTTTGATCTCGTTCCCATACATCGTTACCAGAACATTGATAGACTCGAGCACAAGCGTTCCAAACATCTTCTCCAAGTTGTTCAATGGTCTTTGCTTTGTCACTACCGGTTACAATGTAAACTGGATTGTCTAAACAAAACCGTAGAAACCAAGTCTTAAAGATAGGATCAATCACAGTACGTGATGGCGTAAGGGTACCATCAACATCAAAAATAAATCTATTCATTAGTCTCCCGCCATTTTTGAATCATCTTTGACCGCTCAGTATAAAGCGGTTTAATATATTTTTCATCTACTTTTTCAGACTCTAGGACTATAATACGATCTGCAATTTTTTTGAGTTCTTCTTCAAGATGTTTCCTCGACATGCTACCCTCATGCTGCTATTTGGCTAAAGTTCTTTTTCTTTTCAAACTTAATCACATGATCAAACTTATCGTGAAGAGAGTCACCTTTGTGGCTAATGATAAAGACGTTCGAGTCAGCAGTGATCTCGTTGACGATCTTCAGGAACTCATCTGTACCAGCTTGGTCAAGAGAACCATCAAGAACTTCGTCCATAATCAACAGGTTCGTAGTCACTGAGTTACGAAGTTTAGACACCGCTCTCCAGGTGAACATTAGGGCCAAGTCAATACGAAGCTTCTCACCTTCACTGAAGGATGCGTAAGAGAACTCATCACGGAAACGAGACAAGATCTTCTCGTTAAAGCTTTCATCAAGCTGAAAGTCAACAAAGAACTCCATTGCAGCGAGATATTTATTGATCAACTTATTCATGATTGGAACATACTGCTTAATGATACGAGTCTTGATACCACCATCTTTCAACATAGACCCAACAACAGCAAGAGTCTCTTTGTCTTCGGAAAGAATCTTTGCGTTTTCCATAAGAATACGGAGCTCTTCTTTATACGAAGCTATCTTACTCGTATCGATTTCAGCCACGTTCTTTTCTGCTTCGTCAAGTTCATTTTTGAGGCCAACGATCGTCGACTTTGCGATTCGTATGTTTGCAGCGTGCTCATTCCGTGCGAGACTGAGTTTATGTATTTCAGTCTCGGTATTGGCAATATTCGACAGCCGTTCTTCAACTTTCGTTGCCTTTTCGTCAAGAACAAGAATCGCGTTTTCGATCTCAGAAATTTTTCCAGACTTTTCGTTGATGGTCGATGCTTTAAAGTCGTGTTCAATTCCTTGCCGGCACGTAGGACAATTGTCGTGTGCATGATAAAACTTGACATCTTTATGAAGAGTACCAAGCTTCGTATTCAGATCGCCTCTGAGAGTCTTAAACTGCTGAAGTTTGCTAGACGCTTCAGCTTTATCAGAAACTGTACTGATAAGAGACGTTATTTGCTCTTCGAGTTCTTCTGCTCTGCTTTCTTCGCCTTCGATAAACTCGATACGTTCTCGCATCTTATCTTTAATACGAGTTACTTCACTTTCCTTGAGTTTACGAATAGACTCGTTATGTTCTTTCGCAGAATCGATTTTTGTCTTTACAAGATCAACATCGTATTTGATCTGCATCAGGTCAGCTTTGTTTGTGTTCACCTTTTCTTTGAGAAGGTTATTCATTGTACTGAAGATCTGAATATCAAGAAGGTCTTCGATCACCTCACGACGGTGTTGAGCCGGAAGTTGCATGAAGGGGACAAACGTAGAACTACCAAGGACAACAACTTGACCAAATGACTTGTAGTTCATCTTGAGAATGTTATCTTCAAGATAAGCTTGGTAGTCACGAGCAGATGCATCTTGGTTGAGTAACTCACCGTTCTTCCAGATCTCAAAGAGATTTGGCTTCATCCCACGCTTGATAATGAACTCAGCACCATTCGAGTTAAAGTAAACTTCAACAGAAAGATCTCTCTGGTTGATAGAGTTCATCAACTGAGGTTTGTTGATCTTACGGAATGCTTTACCGTACAACGCAAACGAAATTGCATCGAGAATGGTTGACTTTCCTGCACCATTCTCGCCAACGATCAAAGTACTTTTGTTACGGTTGAGCTCAATAGTAGTCCAAGCATTACCTGTCGATAGAATGTTTTTGTATTTTACTTGGGTAAATGTTAACATTAAAGACTCACTGCTTCCTGGTAAAGATCACGCAAAAACGTGTTGATTCGTTCTTTGTTTGTTTTGACTTCGAGACTATCTACATACACACGAAGTAGAGACAAAGTGTCTTGTGCTTCATCTACAAGTTCACCTTCGTCTATGATGTCAAAGTTCAAATGGTCTTCAACAACTTTGATGTCAGCAGCACCGGCAGACTGCAACTTGTCTATAAACAAGTCGAAGATGTATGGATTGTTCTTCTTTTTAACTATAACCTTAACGTACGCAGATGTCAACATAGAAACATCGAGGGACTCAATATCTTCTACGGTGAGGTCTGCGTCATCGTAGTCGAGTTTATGGAAGATAGAGAATGGGTTAGCAATGAACTCCATCTCGAGAGTCTCAGTGTCAAAGATATGGAATCCACGCTTACCTGCGTAGTCTGTCCACGTCATTTCGTATGGTGCACCAAGATACGTGATGTTCTCGTGACTCGATGGGTGATGGTAGTGGCCGGAGTAAACAGAAAGGAATTTCTTGAACTCGCTTCGGTCAATACCATGATCAGATACTTGACCTTTCATCATCTCGAATCCAGCAAACTCGAAGTGACCCATTACTACTTTTGCGGTGGTTTCCTTAAAAGTTTTGAAAGAAACTTCTGCGTTGCTTGGGCAGATCCAAGGCGATAGCAGAATATCGCAACTTCCAAGAGTAACAGTAACCGGCTCATGAGTGTAAACATGGTAATTGTCGTACTCCTTGAGTAGTAGTTCCATTGTATTGATTTCGTTCGTATTCTTAAAATAGGTAGTATGGTTACCTACTACAGAATGAACTGTGATGCCACGCTCCTTAAGAGGAGTAAAATACATCTGTTTAGCACGACGAAGAGTAACAAAGTTAACGTATTTACGGCGGTCAAAGGTATCGCCTAGGTCAAGAACAGTATCAATTCCACGGGCTTCAAGTGTAGGGAAGAACACCTCACGATAGAACTTCTCATAATAATCGAGGAACAAGATGCTATCACCTCGAACACCGAAGTGTTGATCAGTAATAACTGCTACCTTCATTCTTCACCCATGAACTTCTCCAACCCTTTTTTCTTAGCGGCTGGTTTCTTTTTGCTCTCAATGTTTGCTTCATATTTTTCAACGAAGTCATTCATACGATCGTTACTCATTTCTCGCATAGAAGCCGCGTTGAAGTCACTATCGACACCACGTTCAAATGCAGTATCAGAGATAAGTGAATTCTCCATAACTTTATGGCGGATATAGGTTTGCTTCTTTTCCTTATGGATACGACGGATGAATGCGAACCAAATGACCTGAGTAAAGTACGCAAATGGATTGCTCGACTTCTCTGGATCAAAATTGTTCACACACATGATAGCGTTTTCTAAGCCGTCGGCAATCATGTCATCACGATAGGTGTAGTTAATGAAGTTTGGTTTGTATGCTAATCGGTTAGCGATCTGATAGAGGCATTCACCAATATAGTTTGGAATGCGTGGAGGTTCTTCTCCACTGTCCTCTGCTTCTCGTACAGCCTTTTTGTACTTGATCATGGCTTCAAGGAACTCGGCGTTGTTGACGTAGTTCCGCTTCTTTCTCGGCGTAAGGGTCATTCTCCCTCCTTTTCATGTGTTATTGATTGAGTATACCACAAACATACAAAAATGTCAACAAGTCTTTTTCTTTCAACTTTTTGGTTGACATTTATGTAGAAGTGAGTATAATGAATTTATGGTATTGAAATATTAGTTCTTAGTAGCTGTTCTGGATTCTACTAAGGCTGCAAATAACTCTTCGAGTTCAGAAGTAAACTCTGAGTCTTCTTCCATCTGTTTGATCTGTGATCTCTCATGAATACGGTGCATAAACTCTTCATAATAGTCTACTGCTTTGCCAGAGGCTTTGCTTGCAAAGATTACAAAGTCTGTAGATATCATGATACTATTGCCTTCAGTGAGCAACAACCAACTCTTCGCAAATAAACCAAGAGATGGATCAATCTGTACTGATATGGGAGCATGCAACTCTACTTGGTTGCCATTGTAATTTACGAACGAAAGAAGATCTTCGCCGTTCTTTAACTTGACGTGGTGTAAAACTTGATCTTTCATGTTCATCCTTTCACATCTACGTTATAGATCTTAAATTCAAAACCTTCTTCACTATAGATCTTAACTCTTTCCATGAAGTGTTTGACTGCAAAGTTTTGAGTATTCTTCCACTGTAAGTCGTCAACCACATCGTATAGTACTGCTGATGATTTGTCTTTGCCTTTGCGAAGTACACGTCCGATAGACTGAAGATTTCGGATACGGCCTTTAGAAGGAGAAGCAAAGATAAGGTTGTCCAACTCTGGAATATTTATACCTGTTGAAAACGTGCCGTAAGAAGCACAGATGATGTTGCCCTTTGTCTTTCTCACATCATGGCGTATCGTTTCCCGTTCATCGGTTTTTACACCACCATGAACAAAGTACACGTTATGTTCTTCAGACTTATTCAGCATATCAAACAACGCTTGGCCATGTTTGTCGACATATTGAAAAAGAATGAGTGTGTTGCCAGGAAGGTTCCAAGCTAGATTACGAATGAACATGTTTCGTGATTGATTTCGAACGATCCAATCAATCTCTTCTTGATAGGACTTACCTTTATTTGCTTTCTTGATATCATCTGGATATTTAAGAACTAACGCCTTAATTTTGAAACTAGCAAGAACATTATCATCAATCAGTTTCTTTGTCTTAGTAACAGTGAAAACTGTTCCAAATAAACCCTCGAGCACGAGCTTGTGGGTCTGCGTGCCATCGAGCGTGCCCGTGAGCCCGTAACGGTACTTTACATGAGGCATCTTTTCAAGGATAGATGTTAAGGACTTTGCCTTAAAGTTATGGGCTTCATCTCCAAAGACTACATCAAACTTCTCAAAGAATGCCTTCGGCATCTTATAGACTGATTGCCAAGTAGTGATTGTGATCTCTGCACCAACATTCTTTTCCATCCCGCCACGAATCTTATGAATATCTAACTTCTTCCCTTTATTGTACTCAACAAAGTCTGAAGCCATTTGATCTACAAGAGAAGTAGTTGGGACTACGACAAGAATCTTACGGTCAAGCATAAGATGATGGGCCATAATGAGATAGATGATGAACGACTTACCCGACGCAGTTGGCGATAAAAACAAGGCACGATTTTGATGAATGGCATGTACAATAGCGTCGTTTTGGTAATCGCGAACTTCAAAGGCAGCATCTACTTGCTGAGCTAAGTCGTAACCATAATCGTCTGGAACAGCTTCTGTCTCACTAAGTTCCTTTGCTATAGAACATTCATACCCACGCTGATCGCAAAATCTCTTAATGTATGGAACTAGACCTGCGTAGATATAACCGGTCATAGTATTCAATAGTCGGACTTTTCCATCCCAAACTTTGTTTCTGACTGCTGGCATAAACTTAGCGCCTGGCACTTCAAATGTAAAGTGTTCAGACATTTCCATTTTTAATGAAGGTTCTGCTTGTACGCGTACAAATACTTCATTCACCTTCTCAATAGTTACTAAATCCATTATGCGCCTGTTCTAAACTTCTCCCAATCTACGATAGTTTTCAAAAGGAAGTTTCTATTACTAATATGTTTAATGATTGATTCGAGATATGCTACAATCTCTTCTTGTAGACCGATCTTTAGCGACAACTTAATAACGTCGACATCGGCTTCGAGATATGATGGCACGTCCGCGCGAAGAATCTTGAGTGGCTGTGGCTTCCAACCGTGCTCTTTGAGTTCTTCATCGTCAAGTTCTCCGCGGTACCATTCGCCCTTGCGTTTATAGAGAACTTTGTATTCAGCCTTGAGCTTCTTTAGCTTTAGACCTTCTTCTACATACCATCTGAAGTATTTATTGTGAAGCTTCGGGATGTCTGTAGTCGACTTTGAGATGTTCGCTTGATCGATCTCACCATCTTTACCCCACTCCTTGAACAACGTTTCGATATCCATCATCTTCTCCTTCACAGCTTTTCATCAATAATATCACAGGTAATGGAAAATGTCAACTGTTGATTCGGTTCACTGTATGTCCGTTGTGTTCGAATGTGATATCACAGGTAACGTAGTTGATACTTGATTGAGTTGTATCAAATCGAATTTCACTGAGGGATATTGGAAACACATCTTTAAGAGTAACTTCTAAAGCAGGATTCTGACGACTATTTAGAACAACTAGAGAAGCGTCTGAGTACAAACCATATTCACTCGCCTTTAGATCTGCGAACTGCGAATACGATTCATTCTTTGTAAGTGCAACCATCCAGTTATATATCTCATTGTATGATTCCATATATTCATCTACACGTATGGTAATAGAAAATGACTCATGATTGAGTTTATCACCAGCTGATTTAAGAGTTTTAAACGGAGTTGCAGTTGGAGTGAATCCCATGTTAATACCTGGAATACTCGCAGACTGTACATAGAACGAAACGTTTGGCAGTCTTTTGACTATGAATCTAAACCCAGTAGGAGAAAGAAAATTCTGTTGCATGAATTACCTCAGTTAATGCCTACTATATTTATAGTACAAACGAAAATGGGAGCCCGAAGGCTCCCAGTTCTGGTAGGTTATCCCTACTCTTTTTATTAGAGAATGTTGGTAACACGAACGCGGCGGTAGTACTTGTTCGAGTTAGCGGTGAGACCGGAGTCACCATCGCCGTCAACCCACTTGGTTGAACCTTTTGCGAATGGGTTAGCAACCATGCCGTAGCGGGTTTTGAAGCCGATTTTAGCCTGGAAGCTGTTCTCACCGACTGCGCGTACCATCTGTAGTGGAACATATGGGCAGTAGAACATACCAGCGTCGAAAGGTGAAGAACCTTTGTAACCAACGACCATGTAGTTTGCACCAGCATATGGGTCGATGTATACACGGAAGCGACCGTTAAGAACACCAGCGAAGGTGTTGCCAGTGTCGTCTACGTTAAGAGCGTTGCTGTTAAGAGCTGGGGTGTAGTCAAGGATACCAGCCATTTGAAGAGCAGATGCAACATCTGACGAGCAGATGATGATGTTACCCTTACCACGACGGGTGTCTTTTGCGAGCTGGTTAGCTTCGCGCTCGATCTGGAACATAAGACCCTTGAACTTCTCAACTGACCAGCGGCCATTTGCGTCAACGTCAAGGTCGAAGATACCAGCGGTAGCGGTACCAGTTTGTGCACCGGTGACTGCAGTGTTGTAGACTGTGCGAACAACTTCACGGTTGATTTCTGCAAGAAGCTCAGCCTGAAGCATGTTTGCAAGTTCAGTCTCAGCGTCAAGACCGTGAATTGCTTTCAAGTCTTGTGCAAGTTCACTGGTGTATTCTGCTTTAAGCGCGCGACTCTTAGCAGTAACCGAAACCTTCGAGATGTCGAATGACATTTGTGCGAAGTCAGTACCTGCACCGTCGCCAAGAGCTTCAGCAGCTGAGGTTGACATACCAGTACCGGTGTTTGCAGTAGCTGCGTTACCAGTTGAACCAGCCATTGTGCCGGTGCCTGAGAAGTCAGTGTCAGCTTCACCGTAGAAAGCTTCTGCGGTTGCAGCAGTGGTGTTAGCGTAGTTCGAACGCATCGCGAAGATCAAGCCGGTTGGGCCAGTCATTGGCTGAACGCCAGCGATATCGTATGCGATCAAGTTAGGCATTGCACGACGAACAAGGCTAATAAGCACTGGATCGTAGTTTGCAGCAACGCCAGTGTTGTTTACTGGGGTTTCTGTTAGGAAAGAACCGGAACCAAATGTCTGACCTTCCTTGATAGCGACTTCGGTGTTCTCGAGAAGCTGAGCAGTAACAGCTTTACGATGCGCATCCTTGATCGATGGAAGAGCAGTGTGCTCAAGCACAGGGCCCCACTTCTTCAATAGTTCTTCGTTTCTCATTTTTTATGATCTCCTTTGATGGATTTAATCTAGTATATTTATATAAATTAAGATTTACTAAATTTGTTTAGCGATGCGACATAAGCCGAAACCGAAGGATCGAGCGTAGGAGCTTTTACTTCTTCTACTTCTTCCTCAAGGACTTCTGCTTGATCTTCTGCACGAACAACTTGCTCAGTGAAGTATGATTCTTTGATTGTCTCAAGCTTCTTTGCAAAGTCATCAACTGACTCGTAAGAAACACCTTCAGCTAGAACTTTAAAACGCTCTGCGTCAGTAGCTACCATACCTTCGGTGAAGTGTGAGAGAGCAGCATTCTTCTGAAGCTCTTCCTTCTCTGCACGTTCTGCAAGAAGCTCTTCAAATAGTGCGTTGTACTTAGCGGTTGACTCAGCGACTTGCTCTTCCATTGCAGCAATTGCTTCAAGCTCTTCGTCTTCAATCTCAATGTTGTGGTCTTCAACAAGCGACTTAAGACCAGCAAGAATTGATTCAGCAACTTCAACCTTATAACCAGACTCAAGAGCGACTTCGTTTTCTTTCATCCAGTTCTCAACTACGTAGTCAAGATATGAATCAACTTTGTCGGTAAGGTCTTCTACAATAGCTTCAACCTGCTCGTTAAGATCAGCTTCAAACTGCTCTTCGAGTTCTGCACGAACTGCTTC